ATAAAAATGGGCTTTCATAATGTGAAGCTCTTATCACTGCATCTGTATCCGCAGATACTACTATTGTATCTGTGATAAAATCTCTTACAAGAATATTTTGACAAAAGCTAGATTCATAACCTATGCCACCAGCTCCATAAAAATAACACTTAACGCTATAAGTACCTGGAATTTTATAAAAATGTGTTGCTGTAATTTCTCTAGAGATTGTACCATCACCGAAATCCCAAATTATTCTAGTATTAGATACTGGTTTATTATCACCGGAATCAAATTTTGGTATAAACGTAAAAGGAGTAATGGGCAATGTATAACCAGACGTAATATGGCTATTAGTGTAGTCTAATACAGAAAAATGCAAAAATCTATAATCGTCGGTATTCATTAAATTACTTCAATTTTGTTTAATAGATTACTTATTTGATAAAAGAATGGAAATTGAAAATATTGTAAAGTATAATTTTGTGATGTTGATTCTAATGTTGTATCTGGATATAATGGATTCCAAGTGATAAAATTTATCCTATTAGCTGAAAATGTGTTGCCTGCATCATCTCTAAAAGTCTCTACTTTTTGAATTCCTGGTATATTCAGAATATCTCTAGATAATTGATTGAAATTTAAAGTACCGCCTAATTCATTTTTTGATATATCAAAAAATTCATTTATTAAATTAAAAACACTACTTTTTATTAATTCTTTTGAAGTGTTATATCCAATGTCTCTGTATACTCTTATTTTTGTTTGGCTTCTGACCAAATCAGTGTTAGTTTCATCTGTATATGGCAATCCAATGTCAAATGCATTATATATCGGATCGCAAACCACAATATTTTGATTAATTAATTTTGTATTAGCAAAAGATTCTACTATAGCTTGTTTTTGTGATATGGGTAAAGTCAATGGTATTTCTTCATTTAAGATAGCACCGTATTTGGGCACAACAAAACAATAAATGTTATTAAAATCACAACTATCAGAAAATAATACCTGGTTCAATAAAACCCTCTCATCTTGATTTGGTTTTTCTAATCCAATATCATAAAAATATTTCAAATAATATTTTGTATAATTTTGATTATTTGCAACTTTTGTATCGTGTATTATATTAGAAAATTTATTTGAAATAAATAATTCAAAATCACCTACTGTGACACATCTGTTTTGTGACATGAACATTAACGGAACATTCTTTTTAATTTCATCAACAGTTTCAAATGATTTAAATGGTGATGATGGTACCTGATTGTTAATTGTTATGTATTTCAGTATTGGTATAACAGTACGAGATGTGCTTGGTAATTTTATATCATTACTAATTTGATTCCATGTATTAGAATTATAAAGTACTAATGAGCGACCGGCAGCTAGATTTGATCCAATTTGACCAGCAGAACCTTTGCTTTGTAAATAAAAAATAGATATTTGATCACCTTGATTCAATTGCTTTCCATTTACATTGTTTCCGAATTTTATTTCATAATTTAAATTTTCGTTAAATCGTTTTTCGAAAACACGCGCACGCGACTCTTGACCATATAAAGTATCTACTTCCTTCCACTCTGTCCATTTTTCTGTAAAAACATCTTTTACGAAAACAAATATATTATTATTATCAATAATCACTGGCGAGCCTAAGAAATTTTGAAAAGATAATATTTTTACTTCAAACGCTTCGCCTAAAGCAATAGAGATTGGATACTCTCTTACATCACCTTGATACAATACACTATTGTTTATCACTGAATCAATATTCTCTGGTCCTTGCAATGATTTCTCGAAGAAAATATCTTCTGTAAAAACGAAATTTGAACCGTCAATTTGAATATATGAAAATCTAGGTATGTAATAAGTACCAGGAGTTATCAAATCATTCGCTGTAAATTCACTTATTGGCAAAGAAGATGTATGATATCCGTGAGGTTTATATCCAATAAGTGATACTATTTTATTAATGTTTTCAAATAGCTCAGCTTGTGTAAATGTTGCTTCTGATGCAGTTTGGTTCAAATAGAACATCATCACATGATACATATAAGCAATCACATCAATTAACGCTGATATGTTGCTGCCTTCGAAATCAATATCTTGAAATTTCTCAGAAGCTTTTAATCGGTTAACAATCAATTGTTTCATACTCACAGCATCAAATGCTGCGTATGCATTTCTGGGTAAGTTAAATTCTGAAAAATTTGTAATTGCCATATATTAAAAATTGGTGTAGCCAATACTATTTAATGTTCCAGACATTGTGAAAGCTTCTTTAGTTAATTCGGGTAATGATATAGAAATGTCTATTGTGTATTCTGAATTGTCAATATCTGCATTTACTCTAACATAATTTAATATTATCCTTGGTTCGAAGTAAGGTAATTTTGTTTTTATCAAGGATGATATATTCATTGCATTCAAGTCATTTATAGGTTCAAATAAAAATTGTCTTAAATTTAAACCAAAGGTGGGATTTAAAACTTTTTCACCTGGAGTAGTATTAAAAATATTTCTAATTGAATTTTTAATTGCATTTAAATCATAATCCATAACCAGATCATTCATTTCTGGAAATTGTTTGAAATTATTTTTAATAAGATATTTTTTTTCTAAATCTAAATGCAAATCAGAATAAGTGTATTTGTGGTTAACATTCCTGGGTTGAGGTAGTCCACTTATTTTAATTGACGCCATAAAAATATTTAACAATTAAGTAAATAATAGCATGAAGAAGAAGTTTCATGCTATTTTTGAAGCAGCCTTGACCCGTTATTCGCGTGGTGGTTTTTTGGTTGGTGATTATGTAAAATTCGCTAAGAATTTTAAGACTAACGAAGCTTACAAAATGCTCGGAACTAATATCAAACAATTACTAGATGAGATGGAATCATCCAAATTACATCTTCGAGTAGTTGGCATTGTAGATAATAATACACCCAGATATCCCGGAAATCCAGATACTATGACAGGTGATGTTACTTTAGATATTGCTTTGGATAATGGGGGTGGTAGATATACACATTATACAAAGATTCCTGCTTGCTGTGTAGAGCAGATTGAATCAACAATTAATTATCCAGCTTTTGATGCTTCTTTAGTAAGACCGAATGGCACCCAAATCAAACCACTTGAATATTCTGTAAAAGAAACAGAATCTTTTAAATCAGACAAGGGAGAAGGTAAACTTACAAGCATTGAACATAAGTTACCTACTCAAAATATTAAGATACCTGCACAGCAACCAACTACTGCCAGGTATCTTAAGAGCTTTCAAGAATTATAATTTTGCTATTTGCAATATTAATGCAAAGAAATTGATCTCTTGATCAACAACAAATGCATGTCTATACATGTATTCTGTAATTACTAAGATGGTTTCTGCTTTCTTTGGTTCATTCTGCCAAGAGTAAACATACTGAACCATATTTTTCATTAGGTTATGGTAATCAGACTGAAAGGTACTTTCATTTTGAATGTAAAACTTTCTACATTCAAACGGATTTTCCTTGATCTTATCAAAAACTTCTTTAACAAATTCATTTTGTGTTGCTTGATTAACAATTGATAAAGTACCTGACGTAGAATTTTTTTGTAATTCATTAATGATCTTTCTAAAATCAGGAAAATTGTGCTTCACTAATTCGATAAACAAAGGCTTTTGCTCTTCTGGTACAGCAATACTTTCTTTTTTGAGGATACCAAAGCAATGTTTAATAACATCTTGAATATTATGATTAAAATTCAAACTAACACAACGTGATTGAACTGCAGGAATGATCTTGTGTTTATAATTTGCTGTTAAAATAAAGCGTGTATTTGCTGCATATTCTTCCATTACGTTGCGCAAAGCTCTTTGACCTTCAGCTGAGATGCCATCTGCTTCATCTAAAATAATGACTTTAATATCACCAGTCAATGATCTGGTTTGTGCAAATGAAATTACTTTTGTTCTGATAGTATCAATACCGTTTTCATCAGACGCATTTACATAAAGATAATCACATTCTAAGATATGATTTACAATCATCTTAGCTAATGTGGTCTTTCCTTGACCTGGTGATGAAATAAGAAGGAGATTCGAGATCTCCTTCTTTGCTTTGTATGATTCAATGACCTTCCTTGTATCAACTGGAAGAACAATATCATCTAATGTCTTGGGTCGATACTTCTCTACCCAAATATTATCAAAATTCATAATAATTATTTTCCAGAAGAACCAAATCCCTTAGCACCGCGACTTGTTTCTGATACTGAATCAGACCAGTCTGCAGTCATATGTACTAATGGATAGATAACTAACTGTGCGCAGCGATCACCTTTCTTTACAACATAGTCAACATCAGAATGATTGAATAATTTCACACCCAAATCACCACGATATGGATTATCAATAATGCCATTAAATGCAGTAATATTGTGTTTGAATGCCAAACCCGATCTGCTTTCAATTCGGACCCAAAATTCAGGTGATAGATATGCTAATGTTAAACCTACTGGAACGACAGCAGATCCTCTTGCCGGAATAATTGTTTCATCAACTGCAGTCATATCATATCCACTATCTCCAATAGAGGGATCTGGATTGTTTTTCTTTGGTAAAACAGCATCTGGATGAGTCTTTAAGAATTTAATCATATATATGAATTATAGGTGATGCTTAGTAAATTATCAATAAATAATTTTTATGCCAGAAGATGATTCATTAGACTCTGTAGATTCGCTCATAAATCAACTAAAATCTATTCCTAAAGCGACGAAAGAAGTAGAACAAGTAGAAGATACCCTAACAAAGGAAAATCTCGAGGAATTCATTTTAAAACATACAGGCAATTTGGTCAAACAAGCATCAGAATCTGTTACATTAGTCAGAGACTACGTAGAAGCAGCACCTAATGCTGAAGAGGTGACTGCATTGGCTGAATTAATTAAGGCCACCTCTTCTGCTGTTGAAAGTTTGAATCGCATCCTTATCACAGATAAGAAAACTAGTACTGCTATTAAGATCAAAGAAATGGATAATAAGAGCAGACAAAAAGAATTGGATGCTGTTGTTGGTTTGAAATTAAGATCTACTAGAGAAGAATTAATGAAACAATTAATTAATGCAACTGTAATTGAGAATACGCCTGAATTGACTCAGGATTAATAATAAGTTCTACTAGAATTATCATTTTTAATTTTATTCATGCTTGCTTTACCGAAATATCCAGCACCTGCACCGTTTGATGATTTTATAAATCCATAATTGGATTTATATAAATTAGTTTCCCAAATTTTAACTGCAGCTTGTGTATTAGTGTTGACATCAAATAATTGTTCAGGTGTGAAACTTTTGCCGCCATTAAGCTTATAACCTGGACCAGCCGCTAGTCCAATTTGAAATACACCATAAGAAGTGGGATTACCATTATACCCTTTTTGTCCCGGGCTAAATCCATTTATGTCTGAAACATTGCTTTGATTAAATCCAGACTCTACATTACCTAGGCGCATAAAGAAATTTGACCATTCTTCTTTAGATCCT